ACCTGGTCTTATATGAGGAAGTAAAACCACAACATTGTTCAGGACATACAAGATTTAGAAAATCTTGTCCTCTTTGTCAGGAGATAGTTAAGTAATGGCATATACTTTAGACAATCTAAGAACTGATGTTAGAAATTATACAGAAGTTGATGATGGTGTTTTATCTAATACAGTATTAGACACCATCATTAAAAATACAGAAAATAAAATTTACAGAGAAGCTGATTCTGACGATAATAGATTTTACGCTACATCAAACCTAGTTTCAGGTAATAGATATGTAACTATTCCATCAGATTTAAGATTCATTAGATATGTTCAATTAAAAGATAGTTCTGGAAATCAAGTATATTTAGAAAAAAAAGATACAAGTTATATGGCAACTTTTTATGATACCCCAAACACTCAGTCTGGTTTTCCTAAATATTATGCTAATTGGGATGCTAATTTTTGGGTGGTTGCCCCTACACCAAATGCTACTTTTGAGATTACTTTAGCTTATACAAAACAACCGGATAGTATTACGGTAACAACAGGAGCTTCCCCACCAAGCACTAGTGGTACTTATGTATCTAATAAATATCAGGATTTACTTTTATATGGATGTCTGGTAGAAGCATATGGATACTTGAAAGGACCTGCAGATATGTTACAATACTACACGCAGGCTTATCAAAAAGCTCTTCAATCGTACGCGATCGAACAACAAGGTCGTAGACGCCGAGACGAATATCAAGATGGTGTTATTCGTACTCCATTAAAATCACCATCACCATAATATTAAGGAGATAAAATATGGCAAACGTAGTACCGTTTTCTTTTAAAGGTGAACTTCTTTCAGGAACGCATAATTTTGCGAACGGCGGAAACACTTTTAAAATAGCATTATACAACGGAACAATTTCTAATACATACACAACATCTACTCAAACTGTTCAGACCAACGATGAAGTTTCTTCAGCCGGTAGTTCTAACTATAGTAGAAAAACTTTAGCCAGTCAGGCAGTTGTAGCTACAACAGCTACTTCATCTGTGGATTTTGCAGATGTGACTTGGGGTGCAGCAACAACCGGAGCTGCAAGTTTTACTGCAAATTATGCAGCAATATATAATGATACCAATGGTGATAAGTTAGTTGTAGTTTTAGATTTTGGCGGAGCAAAGACAGCAACGAATGGTGATTTCACTATTTCGTTTCCTGATCCAAGCACAGCAAGTAATGCTATTATTAGTTTAACATCGTAGGATTTTAAATGGCGTTTAAATTAAACGATAGAGTAAAAGAGTCCAGTGCAACTACTGGAACAGGAACGTTTACACTAGGTGGAGCAGTAACAGGTTTTGAAACTTTTGCTGCTGGTATCGGTGGAGGCAACACCACTTATTACTGTATCTTTGAAACAGGAACAGCAAGATTTGAAGTTGGTTTTGGAACTTTAAACGGAGGAGCAAGCACACTTGCTAGAACTTATATTATCTCCAGTTCTAATAGTGATGCTGCTGAAAATTTCCAAGGTGCAACAGAAGTTTTTTGTACTGTGCCTGGTGCAAAGATAGGTTTACCATTTCCAGAAGAGAATGCCTCTTCATCAGCGCCAAAAACAATAACAGTTAAAGTTGCTAGTAAATCTGGTAATCACCCTTATCAAGGTGTGGGTTCTGGTAATGCATATTATTTAAATGGACTAGAGTCACCTGCTTTGAGACTAACTGGTGTGGATGCATCAAACTCTGCTTACGCTCAGTATTATAGATTTGATCAATCGGACTCATCAAACAGCGGACACCCTCTAAGATTCTATCTAGATTCTGCTAAAACTACAGAGTACACGACAGGTGTAACTAATACAGGAAGTTCACCAGCACCTGGATCATCTGGTGCATATACACAGATTGCAGTAGATGAAAACACACCAAACATTTTATATTATCAATGTTCATCTCATGGTTACATGGGAAATCATGTTGTTAATATTACTAACACGGTAAATATTAATAATGTAACAGGTCAGATTATACCAGGAAAATTTCAAGGAACAAATTTTGCTAGATCAATTTTAATTGGTCATTCAACAACTGGAACTTTATCTTCAGCTGAAGATAATCTTGGTGTTGGGGATGCTGCTTTAAATTCTGTTACATCAGGAGATCAAAATATCTGTTTAGGTAGTAATGCTGGAACAGCAATAACAACTGCATCAGCAAACGTATATATTGGTAGAAATTCTGGTTCAGGTAATGCAACAGGAAGTAGTAACTTTGGATTAGGTGTAGATTGTTTAGAAGATGGTTCTTTTACAGGTTCAAGTAATGTTGCTATAGGTAGATCAGCTGGTGCACAAGTAGAGTCAGGTAATTTTAATATAGTAATTGGTCAATCTGCTGGTGATAATATCACTACCGGAGATGGTAATCTAATAATAGGTGCTAATGTTGATGCTGATAGTGCAACAGGCAATAGACAACTAAAAATTGCTGGTTATGATGGATCATCTACTACTACTTGGATTTCAGGAGATAGTTCTGGAAATATAACAGTACCTGGAACAGTAACAGCAAACGGAGAAACTTTATCCGCAGGAGTATCAGCAGGGTTTGCCGTTGCAATGGCAATAGCATTATAGTATAAGGAGTAAATTATGGCACAAGATTTTGAACGATACGGATTAAATGCAGTAGGAACATCAGCAACAGTGGTACATACAAGTAACTCTGATGATGCGATTATCTCTGTTCGTTTGTCCAACGTTACAACATCAACAATAAATGCAGATGTGTTTATTACATCTTCAGTAACAGGTGGTTCTCAAGACCACTATCTAATCAAAAATGCACCGATAGTTCCGGGCGGATCGCTCGAGCTTATTGACGGGGGAAGTAAAATAGTAATTGAATCGGGAGACGTGGTAAAAGCACAGTCCGACACGGCAAGTTCGTTAAGTGTTTGGATGTCTGTTGTCGATGCAATTAGTACGTAAGGAGATTCATGGCCTATTTAGGAAACGCACCAGCAAGAAGTTTTATAAGTTTCGAGAGACAGGTATTTACAATCGTAAACTCTCAGACTGCGTATACCCTATCACATTCCGTAACTAACGAAAACGATATCAGACTTGTAATTAATAACATTGTCCAAGAGCCAGGATCCGGTAAAGCATATACTGCATCGGGCACAACTCTTACACTATCAGCGGCATTGGTTAATGGCACTGATGAGATGTACTGTGTATTTTTAGGAAGAGCGGTAGGAACAGTAGTTCCTCCAAATAATTCAGTTACATCTGCTAAACTTGCAAGTCAAGATATTACATTTTCTGAAGATATTATATTAGGAGATAGTAAAAAAGCTATTTTTGGTGCTGGTTCAGATTTACAAATTTACCATGATGGTTCTAATAGTTATGTTGATGATACTGGTACTGGCAGACTTTATCTAAGAGGAGATAACAGAGTTCAAATACAAAAATATACTGGCGAAGATATGGTTACTGCTATTGCTGATGGTGCAGTTAATCTTTACTATGATAATTCTAAAAAATTAGAAACAACATCTTCAGGAATAAATATTACTGGTGGTGTAAGACTAGGTGGAAACAATGCAGCTAATGAATTAGACGATTACGAAGAAGGAACTTTTACACCAAAACTTGAAGGCTCAAGTACATCTGGTAGTTCTCCAACTGGAGCTGGAAGATATACTAAAATTGGAAATTTAGTTCATATAGATTTTAGTTTTGTTAATAAAACTATAAGTGGAGCAGTTGGAGATTTAAGGATTAAAGAATTACCATTTACTATTAGTGGAGCTGATAGTGTCAGAGGATCTTTTGGAGGAAATGTAAGATTTTATAATTATGATTTAGATGGAAATACTTATTATCAATTAACACTTGTAGCTGACCAAAATACAACTTATTTAGTTGTAACACAAACTAGAGATCATGGAACTTGGGATACATTAGGTGTAGATAATGATTCTGGTTTATATGTTGAAGGTGGAATTACCTACACAACAACCGCTTAATAAGGAGGAAAACTATGGCAATAACAAAAGAGACACAGATTGGTAAAATCGAAGTAGTCGGAAAATACAAATCAGTTCAAGTAAGAACAGATACTGTAATTATGGAAGATGCTGAAGAATTATCAAGAAAGTATCATAGACATGCTTTGATGCCAGATGCAGATATATCTAATGAACACTCAGAGGTTCAAGCAGTATGCAATGCAGTATGGACACAAGATGTCAAAGATGCTTACGAAACTTTTAAAGCTGAACAACAAGAGAACGAATAATGGCAATAGATAAAGTAACAACACCCGCAATAGCAGACGACGCAGTAACAAATGCGAAGGTGTCCTATAACAACAATCAGTTTAGAAACATCGTTATCAATGGAGATATGAGCATTGCTCAAAGAGGAACTTCAACAGCTTCTATATCTAGTGGCAGTACATTTACTTTAGATAGATTTGTTTATGGTCTAGGAACAGCTGGAACTTGGACAATGAGCCAAGATACAGATGTACCAACTGGTCAAGGTTTTGCAAAATCTTTAAAACTAGACTGTACAACTGCTAATGGCTCTTTATCTTCTGGTTCTTATGCCATTTTACAAACAAGAATTGAAGGTCAAAATTTACAATATTTAAAATTTGGAACATCTTCTGCTGAAAGTTTAACTTTATCTTTTTGGGTTAAATCTTCAAAAACAGGAACACATATCGCAAATCTTTATGACCATGACAACAATAAACATCTTGGTGGTTCTTATACAGTTTCATCTGCTGATACTTGGGAAAAGAAAACTATAACTTATGTTGGAAATACAAGTAATAATTTTGGTAATGATAATGGAAAGAGTTTAGAAATTAGATGGTGGATGGTAGCTGGTAGTTCATATTCATCTGGAACTTTACCGACAACTTGGTCAACTGCATCAGATGCAAATATGGCTCCTGGTCAAGTCAATCTTGCAGATAGCACATCAAATAATTTTTACATTACAGGAGTACAATTAGAAGCTGGAACATCTGCATCTGATTTTGAGTTTTTACCTTATGATATTAATAGAGATAGATGCTATAGATATTATTACAAAGTAATTAGTAGTGGTTTAAAATTTGTAGGTTGGGCTCAGGTTGATAATGATGATGTAGCCATAGTTGCATATATTGATTTTAAAACAGATATGAGAGTTGCTCCAAGTGCCATAGAAACAACAGGAAGTGCTAGTAATTATCAAGTTAGAGAAGCTCTTACATATACTTGTAGTGCAGTGCCTACATTTAATAGTGCTGATCTTTGGTACTCAACATTATCCTTTAAAAAAAGTGGCATAACCAGTTCTAATGGTTTTGCACAAGGAGAATTACTTAAAGCTGGAATTAACAGTGGTTATTTAGCATGGAGTGCGGAACTATGAGTACTTTAAGATACGAATATATAGAAACGAATTATGAAAATAAAAAAATTTATGCAAAAATAAATTCTGATGGAATCTCTTATTCTTCTTGTTCTGAAGATAATGAAGAATTTAAAGAGTGGAGAGATAATGGAGGAACAGTTATTGATAATCCACCGGAATAATATATAAGTATAACAAAGGAGAAAAACTATGGCATCACTATCAAGCAAGGTCAAAACTTACTGCGCTAACAACGGCGTGGCAAATGTTGATTTTATGACAGACGTTTTGCTTCAGGATGACTCGAACGGTCAGGGACCTTATATCAAGGCATGGAATGTGTCAGGTGTGGCGCAACCAACTGATGAGCAACTGAACGCTGTAGACTCTGCTGCTGATCTCGAAGAGAGACAAAATGCGGTAAGAGCTACAAGAAGAAACGCATACGGTGATCTGGGCTCACAGCTCGACATGCAGTACCACGATTCAATCGACGGTACAACTACTTGGAAAGACCATGTAGCAAGTGTCAAGACTGCAAACCCGATCCCTACAGAGTAAAGGATAAAAACATATGGCTTACGTTGGAAAAGCTCCCCAAACGGGTGCGTATCAGATATTGGATGACATAGCAGGGTCATTCACCGGATCAACAGCAGGACCGTTTAACCTAACGGTTGGTGGTGGGACCGCTGTGCTTCCAGGAAACGAACAGAGCTGTATCATATCCATCTCGGGTGTCATTCAGGATCCAGGTGCATATACGAT